GTGATACCTCAATCCTTCATTTCCGATTTGCTCAACCGCGTCGATATCGTCGATGTCGTGGGGCGCTATGTGCAACTGAAAAAAGGCGGCGCCAATTTCATGGGCTTGTGCCCGTTCCACAGTGAAAAGTCGCCCAGCTTTACCGTCAGTCCCACCAAGCAGTTCTATCACTGCTTCGGCTGTGGCGCGCATGGCACCTCGATCGGCTTTCTGATCGAGTATTCGGGCATGGGCTTCGTCGATGCCGTCAAGGACCTGGCGCAGAACGTGGGCATGGTGGTGCCGGAAGCGGACGATAAAATCCCGCCGGCCCAGCGCGCGCAGATCCAGGCGCAGAGCCTGGCGCTGTCCGATGCCATGACGCAGGCTTGCGATTATTACCGCGGGCAATTGCGCCACGCCCCGGAAGCCATCGCCTACCTGAAGAACCGCGGACTGACGGGCGAAGTGGCGGCCCGCTTCGGCATGGGCTTCGCGCCTGGCGGCTGGGACAACCTGCGTTCCGTCTTCCCCGACTACGACGTGGTGGCGCTGGCCGAGGCAGGCCTGGTGATCGACAAGGTCGATGAAGAGGGGAATAACCGCAAGCGCTATGACCGTTTCCGCGAACGCATCATGTTCCCGATCCGCAATACCAAGGGGCAGGTCATCGCCTTTGGCGGGCGCGTGCTCGACCATGGTGAGCCGAAATACCTGAATTCGCCGGAAACCCCCTTGTTTTCCAAGGGATTCGAACTATATGGATTGTTCGAGGCGCGCCAGGCCATCCGCGACGCCGGCTACGTGCTGGTGACCGAGGGCTATATGGACGTCGTGGCGCTGGCGCAAATGGGTTTCCCGCAGGCAGTGGCGACCCTGGGCACGGCGTGCACGCCCACCCACGTGCAAAAACTGCTGCGCCAGACGGACAACGTGATTTTCAGCTTCGACGGCGACAAGGCCGGCCGCCGCGCCGCGCGCCGCGCGCTGGAAGCGAGCCTGGCCCATGTGTCGGACAATAAAACCATCAAGTTCCTGTTCTTGCCGTCGGAACATGACCCGGACAGCTACATCCGCGCGTTCGGCGCCGAAGGTTTCGAGCAGCAGGTGCATGAAGCCATGCCGCTGTCGCAGTTCTTGCTGAAGGAAGTGTCGGGCGAGCATGATCTGTCGGAGCCGGAAGGGCGCGCCCGCGTGCAGTTCGACGCCAAGCCGCTGCTGCAACTGATGGCGCCGTCGTCCCTGCGCCTGCAGATCGTGCGCGGGCTGGCATCCCTGACGCAGTCCACGCCGGCCGAGATCGAAGGCCTGTTTGAGCTGGCCAAGCCCGTGGCTGTGGCGCACAGGGCGCCGCCGAAGTCGGGCCGCCCCGTGCCTGTCGGGCTGGAATTGAAGATCATGCGCATGCTGGTGGCCCATCCGCCGCTGACCTTGCGCATCGACGAAGCGGCCCTGGCCGCCTTCCAGCACCTGGGGCCGGATGCGGCGCACAGTCTGGGGCAGCTGGTGGCCGTGGGGCAGGCGCTGGGCGAGCATGGCAGTTTTGCCGCGCTGGCGCAGCAATTGAAGGAGCTGGGCAGCGAATACGACGAGATCATCGGCGAGATCGCGGCCGGCACGGAATCCGATTACGACAGCGAATTGTCGTGGCTGGTCAGCACCATCCGCGAGATCAAACTGAATGCCTTGAAGGCGGAATTGCAGCAATTGTTTGCCTCGGGTTTGCCATCCGAGAAAATTGGTGTACGCTACCGCGAAATCACGCAGGAGCAGGGCGAGCTGGAGCGTCAGCGCGACGCCGAGTTGGTGAATCGCTAATCTTGTTGGATGGGTACGGCGGGCACTGGAAAAACATTTTTCGCGTGCTATAATTAAATGCTAAGTATTGTGTGCTTTGGCAAGCTAGTTCTGTTTCGTAAATAGTATTTGTTTTCAGTAAGTTAGGCTCTTGATCGGCGCAAAAGGATCGTGTCGGCAGCCAGGGCCAACTGGCGTTTTCGGCGTGGCAAGCAGGGCTTGCAAACGCCGGCAAGCCGCGCCAGGCTCTCGCTCCCAACGCGGTCGGATGCAGAATTTTCTGCCGAACACGGCTGGCGACAGTCGGTGGACAGGAAGTGCTGCGTATCCCGCGGATCGTGGCCGATGAGGTGTAAGTAACGTAACAGTGTCGAACCTGAGTTGTCGGCAGGTTCGAAGATGGTGGTTCCCGCAGGTAGACAGGGGGCCGGCAGCAAACTTTATCCTAATCCACCGTAAAGCAAGTCGTTGTGTAATCGAAAGCGCCTGTGCCAATCAAGAAACCCGAATCCAAAGCGGCTGCAAAGCCCACTAAAGTTACCACGAAAGCCGAAAAGGCGCTCGACCGGCCTGAAGCGCGCGTCACCAGCGCTCCCGTGGTCAGCCAGACGACCGATGCCGCCACCCTGGCCGCGATCGATACGTCCGGATATGTCTTGCCGTCGGTAAAAGTGCCAGGCCGCCGCGGCCGCAAGCCTAAAGAATTCCAGCCAGAAAATGATGAAGTCGCCGCGCTGAACGCCGTCGAGCGGGCCGAACTGAAGGCCGTCGACAAGGCCAAGGCCAAGGACCGCAAGGCGAAGGAACGCGCGCTGCTGAAGGACGCGTTCTCGTCCGACACGGAAGCGAGCGAGGAAGAACTCGAGCGCCGGCGCCAGAAACTCAAGACCCTGATCAAGTTCGGCAAGGAACGCGGTTTCCTCACGTATGCGGAAATCAACGATCACTTGCCCGAAAATATCGTCGATCCGGAAGCCATCGAAGGCATCATCGGTACCTTCAATGACATGGGCATCGCCGTCTACGAGCACGCGCCGGATGCGGAAACCTTGCTGCTGTCCGATAACGTTGCCGTCGTCACCAGCGACGACGAGGCGGAGGCGGCGGCCGAGGCCGCACTGTCCACCGTCGACTCCGACTTTGGCCGCACCACCGACCCCGTGCGCATGTACATGCGCGAGATGGGCTCGGTCGAACTGCTGACGCGCGAAGGCGAGATCGAGATTGCCAAGCGCATCGAAGATGGCTTGAAAGACATGATCCAGGCCATCTCCGCCTGTCCCGTGACGATCGCCGAAATCATCGCCGCCGCCGACCGCATCGCCAACGAAGAGATCAAGATCGACGAAATCGTTGACGGCCTCGTCGATGAAAACGAACCGGTCGCCGCCGCGCCTGTCATCGCCGCGCCCGTCGAAGAAGACGAGGAAGAAGGCGAAGCGGAAGAAGAGGAAGAAGAAGAGGAAGAAGAAGCGAGCGCTTCAGGCGCCGCCGGCTTCTCGGCCGAGCAGCTGGAAACCCTGAAACGCACGGCGCTGGAAAAATTTGCCGTCATTTCGCAGCAGTTCGACAAGATGCGCCGCGCCTTTGAAAAAGAAGGCTACAACTCGAAGCCGTACGCCAAGGCGCAGGAAGCCATCTCGCAGGAATTGCTCGGCATCCGCTTCACTGCCAAGGTGGTGGAAAAGCTGTGCGACACCCTGCGCGGCCAGGTCGACGAAGTGCGCCATATCGAGAAGCAGATTCTCGACGTGGCCGTGAACCGCTGCGGCATGCCGCGCGCCCACTTCATCAAGGTCTTCCCCGGCAATGAAACCAACCTCGACTGGGTTGATGGTGAAGTCAACGCAGGACACGCCTACAGCGCCATCCTGGGCCGCAACATTCCAACCGTCAAGGAACTGCAGCAGCGTTTGATCGACCTGCAAGCGCGGGTCGTGCTGCCGCTGCCGGACTTGCGCAACATCAACCGCCAGATGGCGGCCGGTGAAATGAAGGCGCGCAAGGCCAAGCGCGAAATGACCGAGGCCAACTTGCGCCTGGTGATTTCGATCGCCAAGAAATACACGAACCGCGGCCTGCAATTCCTCGACCTGATTCAGGAAGGTAATATCGGCCTGATGAAGGCCGTCGACAAGTTCGAGTACCGCCGCGGCTACAAGTTCTCGACCTATGCGACCTGGTGGATCCGCCAGGCCATCACGCGCTCGATCGCCGACCAGGCGCGCACGATCCGCATTCCCGTGCACATGATCGAGACGATCAACAAGATGAACCGCATCTCGCGCCAGATCCTGCAGGAAACCGGCGCGGAACCCGATCCGGCCACCCTGGCGATCAAGATGGAAATGCCCGAGGACAAGATCCGCAAGATCATGAAAATTGCCAAGGAACCGATCTCGATGGAAACGCCGATCGGCGACGATGACGATTCCCACCTGGGCGACTTCATCGAGGACAACAACACCCTGGCGCCGGCCGACGCGGCCCTGCACGCGTCCATGCGCGGCGTCGTCAAGGACGTGCTGGACTCCCTGACGCCACGCGAAGCGAAAGTGCTGCGCATGCGTTTCGGCATCGAGATGTCCACCGACCATACCCTGGAAGAAGTGGGCAAGCAATTTGACGTGACGCGCGAGCGCATCCGCCAGATCGAAGCCAAGGCGCTGCGCAAGCTGCGCCACCCATCGCGCTCCGACAAGCTGAAAAGCTTCTTGGAAGGCAACTAGAAGCCAATAGGGCTTGACGTGCGCCCCTGATACCCCTATCCTCGCGTGTCCGTTTCCAAAACGGCCGCGCGAGGCGGGCATCAACAGCGCCGCCACGCCACAGTCCCCGGGCCTCTAGCTCATGCTTGGTTAGAGCAGCGGACTCATAATCCGTTGGTGCCGTGTTCGACTCACGGGAGGCCCACCAGAATTATCTTTTAGGCGTTCTTTGTGCTCTCTGGTTGCAGCTGCCAGCACATCGAACGCCTCTTCTTTACTTATTCCCGCTTCTTGGATGATCTTTTCTGCCAGATCGTATTCTGGTATCCGTTCTTCTTTCACATATCTATCGAGCGCCTTCTGGCTCACTCCCCATAGCTTTGCCATCGAGTTTACTGATCGCCCTTTAAGGGCTTTCGCTATCATTTCCGAGTAATTCATAGTTATTTCCAATTGTGTTAGTCCGTTCGTACTGATACTATTATCTTAGTCCGAGCGGTCTTACTCTTGTCCGTTTGAACTAAGTAAACGATAGCACATCTAGGTTGAATGTAAACCGCTCAGTCACCGGCCCAAGGGCCGCCTGTTTGCCCACTGGTACGCCTTGGGAGGTTTTTTCGGCTGTTGATCCGTGCAAAACACAATCGCTCTAGCGGGCGACTTACTCCAAGGAAAAGACCATGAAAAACACTATCCAAATTCTGCATGTCACCCAAGTGGCTGGCCGTTCGAAAAAAACCGGCAATGACTACGATATGCGCATGGCGCAATGCATCGTCCACAAGCCAAACCGCGATACCGGCGTCATTGAGCCGTTGATTGGCGAGCTGGTCTTACCGGAGCGCTTCAAAGACACTCAGCCGGGCATGTATGAGGTTGAATTCGAAGTGTCGATCTCGCAGGACAAGCGTGTCGGTTCGCAGGTCTTCTCCATTACTCCCGTTTCCTCTGCCTCGCAATCGAAGAGCGCTGCTGTTGCTCCAGCTGCTAAGGCGAACCCTGGTCAACAAACCGCCGCGTAATTCCTATGCCAGTCTGCGTTGAAGGAATGTCCGTAACTACTGCGCCTCGTACGCCGGGGTTGTCAGCTTACATTCCCGTTCCCTTTCGTAATGATCCTGAAGTTTGTACTTGGGTCATGCAAACCGGTCGTGAATATGCTGAGGCGCAGGCTGCGCAAAAGGAGTTAGACGCTATGTTTTTGCCGGTGACTTTGGTCGTTATTTTTGTACTCGGCTGGATCGCTGGGGCGCAACGATGAAGGATTTGCTTGTCTCGGTGCTTCCAACATTGATCTTGCTCGGCCTATTTGTCCTGGCTGTCTATCTCGTCAAGTACCTTGCTTCGCGGTTTTGGGACTTTAAATAATTATGACTATTTATGAAATCGTCGCTGCTGCGCTGGCTGCTTTTGGGATTGGCTATGCCGCTGGTTCGATACAGCGAATTATCCGTCGTTCCATCGAAATACTGGATTAGCTCTATTTTGGCGCGGGGCCGTCGCCAATCTTACTCGTAGGCCAATTTCTGAGGATTGAAAAATGAACAAAAACATTCTGCGCGGTTTGGCTCTGGCTGGTGCTGTGTCCGTTTCCGCTGTCGCATCGGCTGCTGGTGATGAAGGTGTTGCCGCGATCACGGCCCTGTCCGCCACTGCTACCACTTACATTTCGGCGGCGTTCGCCGTTGCCGTCCTGGTCGCCGGTGGCTTCTGGGGCATCAAGATGATGAAAAAAGCATTCTCCAAAGCCGGTTAATTCTGGCTCTGTTGTGCGGGCGGCTTCGGTCGCCCTTTTTTTTGGGCGGGGTTGTTATGAGATTTTTTTTGGCTTTGTGTCTTTGGCTCTTTGTGGCTGTTCAGGCCAATGCCGTTGTCCGGATGAATTTGAGCAACGGGGCGTCTGTCGAAGGCTTTCCTAAGAACTGCGCAGAGGTCGTTTCTATGTTGCAGTCGAAATACGCTAACGCTCCGACGCTCACTAGGTGTTCTTCGGCGAATGAGTCTTATACGGTCTATGCCAAAAACCCTAGTTCTGGAAGTGACTATGTATGGGTGACTTTATACCTTTCTGAAGTTTGTGATGGTAGCCGTTTCTCTGCTGATGGCTCGAAGCCTCTTGGGCAAAAATGTGTTCGGCTTCAGTGTAATGAAGGTGATGCGCTCGGTTCGTATAAGGTCGCTACAGCGTATTGGCAAATTTCTCCGCATGTCTTAAAACAGCCAATCATGGCTGATGCCGATGCTAAAAATTATAAGGTGTGTATTCAGGGCTGCGTGGCGAAAACCACAGATGTTTCTGGTTGCAACGATGCCACAACAGTGGCTCCAAATTTGGAGCTTGTTAAGTGTACTTTGGCGATGCAAGAAACGAGTCAAAAATGCCAGATTTGGGGTGATCCTACTGATACGCCAGCTTTCACCGGATCGGTTGGCCCGGGTGATGGTAGTGGCACCGGTAATGAGCCTACGGATCCGGAGAATCCGGGCGGTGGTACTGGTGGCGATGGCGGTACTCCGGGCGGTGGCACGGGTGGTACTCCGGGCGGTGGCTGACTGGTGGCGATGGCGGTACTCCGGGCGGAGGCACGGGTGGTACTCCGGGTGGTGGCACGGGGTGGCGATGGCGGTACTCCGGGCGGTGGTACGGGCGGCACTCCGGGCGGTGGCACGGGCGGTACTCCGGGTGGCGGCACGGGTGGCGGTAAAGAACAGCTAAATTGCGGCGCTCCTGGACAACCTGCTTGCCGTATTTCTGAGGAGGGCATGAAGTCGGTTGATGGTGATGAGGGTGATTCAGAATTATCACTCATTGACTATCACAATAAAAACGCCCTTGATCAAATTGGTTCTGTTGTGAAAGAGAAATTGATGTATGGCGATTGGTTTCCAACGATTAATACAGCGGTGTGCACTAATCCTACTGTGCCTAACCCTTTTGGTGCTAGTAGCTATGAAGTCGATATTTGTAAGTACGTCGAAATATTTGCCAAATTTATTACCGGGGTCATTTGCTTTTTTGCTGTGATCGGGTCTGTTCAACAAGTTACATCAGCTGCTAAGGCTTAATCATGCCGCTTCTCGGAAATTTACTCATAGCAATAGTTCAATTACTGATAGGTTTTTTCGGTAAATTTATGGTTGCTGAAAAGGCTTTTCGGCTATCCGCCGTGCTGGTCATGATGGCGTTTTTTAGTGTCGTCATTGCAGCAATGGGGTCATGTGCCAGAGGAGTTTGTGCGCAGGGTATTGCTGGCATTTCGACCTCGCATCCAAATTTTGCTGTGGGTCTTGGCATTGCGTTTAATTCGACCACGATGGCGGCTGTTTCTTGTTACGTGTCAGTTTGGTTTTTGTGCCAAATTTACGTTTTCCAGAAAAAAGGCTTAAACATCGTGACTAAGTAGGGGGCACGTATGGCTGTTTATGCGATTACAGGCAAGCTTGGGAGCGGTAAGGGGAAAGCGGCAATTGACCAGATTAGGCGTTACCTGCGGGAAGGCAAACGGGTGGCCACAAACTGCGACGTGTTCCTTGAGCACTTGATGCCTCCCACGGATAAAAGCGTTGTCATACGGGTGCCTGACAAGCCGTCAGCGGTCGACCTGTACATGGTGGGCAGTGGTAATCGGTTTATCCAGTTTGATCCAATTTTGCAGCATGGCCGTGCTGGTATGACGGCTATCGCTCCGTCTCCTAAGTTGTTGCCCGGGTTTGATGAATTTCACAATGGCGCGCTCATTTTGGACGAATGCGGCTCCTGGCTAAATACGCGTAATTTTCAGGACAAGGGTAGGGCGGAAATGCTGGAGTGGGCCATTCATGCGCGCAAGTATGGATGGGACATTTTTTTCATCATGCAAAACATCAGTCAGGTTGATAAGCAGTTGCGGGAATCGCTGCTTGAGTACGTTGTGCGCTTGAATCGTCTTGATCGCATGAAGGTGCCGCTTTTAAGCCCCGCCATTGCATTTATGACGGCTGGAGCGTCCACCGGCAGCATGCCACGCTTGCATATCGGTGTGGTGCGGTTGGGGGCCTCTCCTGACGGTCTTGTGGCGGATCGCTGGTACTTCAGGGGCGATGATCTGAACAATGCTTACAACACGACACAAGTGTTTTCCGATACCTACCCGCATGGTACTCATTCCTTGCTGTCGTCTTGGCACTTGTCCGCTCTTGCTGGTGTTCCTCCCGATTTCATCGGGCCATTGCAGGCTACGCCTGCCGCTTTGTCGCTCTTGCGTCCTCGGGCGCTTCCTCCTAAGTCACCACACAAGCATATGTCTAAATTTTTAGTTTGCGCCGTACTGCTGGGCGCCGCGCTTGGCATTTTCGGCTATCACTTTTCCAAACCGTATCTTGCTGCTGGCGAGGTGCATCAAACGGAGGAATTTGTCTACTCAAAGACGATCACGGGCGTGGGCTACATGAATCAGGGGCACAAATATTTGGTCAGTTTGTCCGATGGCCGCGTGATTCAGGCGCTGCGCTTTCGCTTCGTGGATGGTGGCTGGATTGCGCAAATTGAGCCCGGCTTGTGGGTGAAGGGGGCTGTATGAAAAAGCTCGCGTTGTGGTTGCTCATGCTGCCCGGTTTGGCGTTGGCGGATAGTCAGCCGGTGAGTATCAATTTGGCTTCGGCGTCATTGGTGGCATTCGCACAGGCTACCTATAAAAACATGCTCGATCGTGACTTCGTAATCACCCCTGATGCGTTGGCGCTCGATCGCAAAATTTCCGTATCCGTTCGGTCCTTGACGCCGCAACAGTTGCCCGCGTTTGTTGAGGGCGTGCTTGCTGATCTTGGTATCGCTTCTGAGTTGCGCGACGGTGTGTATTACCTGCGTGCTGCAAAGGCTCTGCCTATGGCGCATGCGTCTCCTCTGGATGTCGCCAGTCCTGCCGTCTCGTCGTCAGATTCGGCCTTGTTCGCGCCATTGAAAAAGCTTAAATCGCCTGACATGCCTTCGGATGGTGAGAACGTGGATTACGCCAGTCTCGCCGCCGGCCGGGGAAGTGATTACGAATCTGAGGTATACGTGCCGGCGAGTCGTTCGGCCGATTTCTTGGCGCCGGTAGTGGTTGCGGCTTTTGGTGCTCGTAGTGCTGCGGCGGCTGGTAATCAAATTGTGCTTACCGGCAGTCCGTCGCAGTTGAACAAAATGCGGATTTTGCTCGGTGCGCTCGATCAGCTTCCGCGTATGGTCGATGTGTCCGCATCATGGGTTGAGGTCACGGATAACGCCAGCTCTGGCCGCGGTATTTCCATCATGGCCAGCGTGCTCGGTGCGAAGTTTGGCGCATCGTTGGGCAGCGTCAATTCTGCGTCAGCCATCAGCTTGCGCGGAACAAATTTCCAGCTGGTGATCGATGCGCTTAATACTGATGGCCGCTTTAAGCAGGTGTCAAACAGCCGCATTGTGGGTGATGATTATCAAAAGATGGTGCTGACGGTGGGCGATGAAACGCCGACGATCGCCAGCACCGGCAAAGACAATTCTGGCAATAGCGTGCAAAACATCATCTATCGGCCTTCCGGCGTCATTGTCGACGTACTGCCTAAGGTGCTTGGCGGCGGAAAAATCAGCCTTGCCATCGATGGGCAAATTTCTAGCTTCAAGCCGACTATTAGCGGCGTGACGGGTTCGCCTACGCTTATTAAACGCCAGGTGAAAACAGCCGTCACGGTCAACGATGGCGAGGTGCTGTTGATTGGTGGCTTGAACGATGCGCAAACCGTCGATAGCTCCTCTGGCTTCGCCTTTCTGCCTTCCTCGTGGGCTGCTCGATCAGGAACTAAGCTGCATACCGATTTGGTGCTGATATTGAGCGCGCAAGTTCCGCGCACATCAGAAAAATAGTGATTTGTCACGGTAATTGCGGGGTGTCGGCACAAGCGGCCCAGCGGGCAAAATCTTTGAGGGTAGGTCGAAGTCGGCGTTTGATTTTGAAGTAAGGGCATCAGACGGCCCGTGCGCATCGGAGCGAGGAGCGACACGTTTTCAAAGTTTTAGCGGGCAGTCCGCTGCCCTGGTTAATACCTCGCTGTAGCACGTTGGCCAGTATCGCCCACTCTGAAAAACCGTTTTGAAGGTCTGCGCATGAAACAGCTTGAAGATGACAAGACGATTGATCTGCTCGGCCCGATTAAGCGCGGTAGAGGCCGTCCGGCTACTGGTGCGGCAAAGACTAGTGCGCAACGGCAAAAGGAGCGTAGGGCGCGCTTACGTGATGATGGCAAGGCCTTCTTGACGGTGCATGTCGATGCGAAATTGTTGGATGGGTTGAAAGCGTATATCCGCTTCAAGGACATCACGCCGGATCAAGTCATCGAGAAATTGTTGCGCCAGCAATTGCTGCGCAAAAGGTAGCGGAAAGCTTCGTGCCGCTACCTGTGCGCAGCGCGGGTGGCGGCGCGAAGCGCCGCTAAACTTGTATTAGGGACACTTAAGAACACAGCAGTAGAAAGCGCAGTTACGGGCAAGTGCAGTACCGGATTTCAGACCAGTTTTTTTGATGGACAAAAAAAAAGCCCCAGGCATCTACTAAATGCCCGGGGCCTTCGATAAACCTGCCGTTACAGGACTACCGAATGACCGAATTAGATTATGAAAACGCTTTAGCGTCAATTGATTTCTCGCCTGTAGAGCCATCTGCGCAACATCGCCCGGAGTGGTGGGACGATGAAGGAATCAAGAACACATGGAACGACAACTATACGGCCCGTAAGCGCGTTTTTCCTGACGGACAGTGCGAAGTGACGGTAACTAAGGAACGGCACTTTGTCGGCCCGGCTAGGCTGCTCAAAACGAAGGCCAAGCGCGGCGAGTCAGAAAACCGCGAAGCAAACGATGATGATGCTGGCCGCCGTGCGAAAAAGAACGTCAAACACTGCTGCAAACAGATCGGTGCTGATCGCATGGTCACGCTGACGTATCGAGAAAATATGGTGGATCGTGAGACCGCACTCAAGCACTGGAAAGCATTTTGCCGCAAGCTCGGCAAGCACAAGCAATTTCACTATGTCGCCGTTATCGAGGAACAGGAGCGCGGCGCGCTGCACTTTCATGTGGCGGTGGCCGGTCGGCAAATGTATGCGCTCTTGCGTTCGATCTGGCAAAGCGTCTTGGGTCTTGGGCCGAACGGTGAGCAAATGGGGCAGGTCAACGTCCGCGATCCGCATCGTTTTGGCTTTGGCGTTACAGGCGCGCACAAGATCGCCAGCTACATTGCCAAATATTGCGGCAAGGAAATGCAATGTAGGGCGCTCGATCAAAAGCGCTATTTCCGCTCCAAGGGCATTGTGGTTCCCGAAGTCCACTCTTGGCGACTATTGGGCTGCACGTCGATGCTTAGCGCCGCGCAGGCCGCTTTCCGTGCGATTGAGGGGCATTGTATGGACGGTTTGCAGACGTGGTGTAACAACGGGCTGGGTGTAGTTTATCTTGCGACTGCGCCGGGTGTGCCTGACGCGACGTACGATTGTCCGTTCTGATATAGTTGGTTTATGGCAACATTATTATGGGGCACGTAGATGGCAGTTGCTGGCTTGGTATTAGAAACTTTGTCCGGGAAAACTTGGTGTGATGCGGTTGAACGTTGGTTGGCCGAAAAGGCTGATAAGGCGTCCTTGCATTCTGATAAGTGCATTTTTCGGTGGCTTGAGCCATTTTTGTCTGGTTACGATATAAACGATATAAATCGTTCTGTTGTTGATGCCATTACAAAGCGAAAGCGAGCAACCGGTGTCAAGAATGGAACTGTGAATAGAACACTGGCATTGCTGCGTTCTGTGTTGATTCGGGCATGTGTGGATTGGGAATGGGTTGATGCTATTCCAAAGGTGCGTTTGTTGAAGGAGCCAGATCGCCGGGTACGCTATTTGACTCATTGCGAGGCGTCCGAATTATTGAATGCGTTGCCTGAGCATTTGTCGCATATGGTGGCCTTTAGTCTTGCCACGGGATTGCGCAAGGGGAACGTTCTGGGTCTATGTTGGTCTCAAGTTGATCTTGTGCGGCGGGTTGCCTGGATTCATCCAGATCAAAGTAAAACACGTAAGGCTATTGTTGTTCCGTTAAATGATGATGCTATGCGTGTGCTGACATTGCAGCGTGGTCGTCATCCTGTACGGGTATTCACGTATAACGGTGAGCCTGTGTTTTCTGCCACTACGGCCGCATGGTACAAGGCATTAAAGCGTTGTGATATTGAAGACTTCAGATGGCATGATTTGCGACATACATGGGCAAGCTGGCATGTGCAGCGTGGCACGCCGCTACATGTTTTACAGGAATTGGGTGGTTGGCAGTCTGCGCAAATGGTGAGGCGGTACGCTCATTTTTCTGCTGGTCATCTCGCAGTGCATGCCGCTAATTTACCAGTGCTCATGGCGCCAGGCGGGAGCTAAGGTACTATAATGTCATTGCTTAAAAACAAACAATTCGACTGGGTTTTTATACAGTTAGTGCAGAGTGACGCATTTATAATTACCTGTGCGTAACCACAGTAGTATTGCTGTATATGTATACAGGTAGAAAATTGCGGTCGAACGGGGATGTTTATGTATAATTGGCGAGCTGATGGAATTAATGTCGGACGGAACCGGGATCGGTTCTGCCCCTTGGGCATTTGCCCAAAGGGGAACCTGGCTGGCCTTGTGAGAACAGCACGAAGAGACCACTATAATACATGGCATTTTTCGTGACGTGTGTATCGTAATGGGTGTTTTTAAGCTTGGTCAGCTCTTTTTTTTCTAAGGAGCAATTATGCACTTTGAAATTTTTCGCGAGCACGTCTCTCTACTTGGATCTGCTAGGGAGTTTTACGTACGGTTAGTTCATGACGGGCGGCCGCTGGCTACGACTGGTGATGGGTACGTTAGCAAAGAGAGCGCTCAGCATGCCATCGATCTTGTTGTTGCTACTGTTGATAAAACTCCAGTGTTGCGCGGGCTTCTGCAATCGGCTGAGCAAAAATACGATCAAAGCGGTTTAAGATTTGAGATATATGTTACGCCGGGTAGTGGCACAACATTGCTTTCAATGGGGCAATTTACTTATCGTTGGTTGCTAATTAGTCGAAACGGTAACAAAATCATCCATGGAAATAAAGCATATTTCGACGAGGCTTCTTGTTTACATGAGATTGCGCTGGTGAAATCGACTACTACTTTTACGAGAGTGACGGAAGTGAAAGGTCTGAATTCGCTTGCTAATTTGGCTATTTGATAGGCTTCCTCTTATCAGGCGGTTTAGCATGTAGAGCATGGGTCTCATAATCCGTTGGTGCCGTGTTCGACTCACGGGAGGCCCACCAGAATTTGCAGTAAAAACAAAGGGTTAGCTTCGCGGCTAACCCTTTTTTGTTTTAGGCTGTATTGCGTTGTCCAGTTTTTGTCCAATTTTTTTCAGTTAGCTTCATGTTGTACTTGAGCGTAGTATCTCCTCATGAAAAATCGTACTCGTAAGAAAAAATTGGATAGCTCGCGTAGGTGGCGTGCTCGGTTCACTATGGATACCTTACGCGCTCGTTCTGAGGCAAGTGCGGGGTATCTTGTCCCATACGAATTTCTCGTACGCTCTTCTCCAAATAAGGAAGTATTTGGCTGTCAAGATACTTTAATAATTCAACCTGACAGCTTTGATGCCAAATGATCTGCTCAAGTTGCGTCAAATGTCTATAGTAGGGAACGAGCTTCGATTGCTATGCATTCAGACGTCGCCTCGGCTGCCACCGTTAAACCGCAAATTTGTGCATTTTTCCATTTGGATAGCGGATTGAGTGTACGAACCTCTATCAAGTGGTCAGGGGATAAATGCGCGTAGCGCATGGTCATCGCCAGGGAACTATGGCCAAGAATTTTTTGCAGGACCAAAATATTGCCGCCGTTGATCATGAAGTGGCTTGCGAAGGTATGCCGCATCACATGCGTAGCTTGTCCTGCAGGAAGTATTATGCCGGTCCTGTTCAATGCCTCAATAAATGCTGAGTAAGCGGTGCTGAAGAAGCGCTCGTCCCCAATTGTCGAAGAATGCTTCTGATAGTGACCATCAAGGGTTGCCTCGAGATCCGCATCGATCGGCACAGCTCTCACTTTTTTAGACTTGGTTAGCGCAAACTGAATCAGTCCATTTCGCACCTGTGGACGTCTCAGTGTTTCAGCCTCGCTCCACCTGGCACCAGTTGCTAGACACACTTGCGAAATCATGTGCACATGTTCGTTGCGCCCTTTCTTAAGCTCAGCAAATAGCAGGTCGATCTGATCGTATGTGAGGAACGATAGTTCTCGCTCTGCGATCTTAAATGACCTGACCTTTTGAAGCGGATTTTCTCCCTTCCATATGTCCAGCCGAGCGAGCTCGTTGAACATAGCCTGCAGGTAACTCTTTTCCCTGTTCATGCTGCTGGCTGAAATCCCCGCCTCAATGCGAACGGCACGATACTGTGCAAATAGCTCCCCCGTCATTTTGTCTGCGTAGGGGTTCCCCATGGCCTCTGCCATCTTCTTTAGGCGACTGTATGTGTCTTCACCTGAGGACAGTTGGCGTCCATGCTGGCTGTGCCAAATTTCAATTAATTCAGTAAGTTTGCGAACGTCACGCTTTGCCGGCTGCCATCCAGGAGTTTGAGTTGCATTTGTCTTTAGCCATGCCTCGTACTCCAACGCCTCCCGTTTCGTGTCAAAAGACTTACGATATCTCTTGCCTGTAGCCCCCTCCGGCCGGGTATCTACTAACCACCCTAATGTAGTTTTTCTAATTGTCATGAATTGTGGTTGTTAGAACATTTCTTTATTTGCTTCGGTAGTTTCAAATTGTTCGAGAGTGGTTTCTTGCTCTTCTCGGATTCGTTGTAGCTCGTCAATGTCCACAACGATGTCATACCAATGTTTGATTTGACGATGAATTGCTTCATCAAGTTTGATCGCGTTGGCCTCTGCTATTTCGCCTAACGCAAGATGGGTATGCAAAGAGTGGTATTTTTTTAGATCTTCATCAGTCCAAAGCTTGTCTTGCAGTAAGCGACGTTCTTCCAGCTGTTTTAGGAACAGGTCTTTAGCTGCAGTTCGCAATCGAACCTTTTTAGTCATGTTGGGCTGGCTGTGCCCATGTTGCCAATCACTCACACCAGTCACCAGCCAGAACGCATATTCGGGCCAGCATTGGCTGGTCCGTTCCAGCATCTCAACCGACGCCTTGGTTTGTCCTCGATGGAAGTTCCTCCATTTTTCTGCTGACACGCCTGTTCGCTCTTCCAGCTGCTTCCAATCTGCCTTTCCACCGGTCAATTGTTGAAGCAATAACCGAAGGCGATCGTCAACGGTAATTGTTAAAACATCATCATCTGAGCTTAAGGATGTTGACATAGGGAATCTCTCCTAGTATATTTGCCGAGTTGGCGGTAAATTTTACCGTTTAATTGGTAAATTAAACCGTATTGGTGGTCGTGTTTGCCTATTATGCTTGCTAACCAAGTGCTTGGAAAGCATTGCGACGCGACCATGCTTTTCGTATGGGCTACTAGGTTCGAATTTCTGAGAAAGATACATGGGCAACATTCCTAAACTTGAAAATTTTCAGCCGCCATCTGTGGCGTTCTGTCCTGTGATGGATCGGCGGCAGTTTGCCCAGGTTACTGGCCTGACTATGGATACGGTTGAAGCAATGGTTGCTCGTGGGTATTTACCTTGCATAAAGATCGGCAAGCGGTCACTGATCAATATCGCGCTACTTCAGCAACGATGTGTTGAGGCTCAGTTCTCATGAGCACAAAGTTTAGCGATTTTGATGCATCCGTGCAGGCATACATTGATGCTTCCGGTCGGTCTTCGGCTCGAAATCTAAAGTCTGGATTACTTGGCGTCGGCGAACCTTCGCCAGGTCGCGCTGACCGAGCTGACAGCGCGCCAGCGCTGGCGGCGCGGAGCAGCGCGATTGCCGAAAACGCCCGGTTAGTGCCGAAAATAGCGCATGTAAGCGCCACCGAATGCCCCCCCATTAATAACATGGGGAAAAACCTAGAGGGCGCCCAACCTGAGCATTGGGAAAGCGTTTGTGAGGAAGATTTTGGTGAGGTGGAACTGGTGCTGACCGGGAAGGGTGAAACCAAGACCTTGCTGGTCCGTCTTCCGTCATCAGCTCAGTGCTGCGTGATTGACTGGTTAAATTTCACAGTATCAGAAGACACGTGGTCAAAGACAGCAGGACGAACACTAATTACCGATGAAGAGTATGTCGAAGAGGCCAGTCGCCAACTTGAGAAAATTTTTGGTTTCGGCGTTACCACGCATAGAGGTATGAAGTTGAACTGGTATGCCGATTCGTGGGTCCTGGGCGATGGCATGGGCTTTGTCTGCTTCGGAAAGCAAAACCGGACCATGTTGATCATGCTATCAGGACAAGGCTGCACGAATGCACTTGCAGACTGGGAAAAGCGTCTTTATGAATTCTTAACTCAAGTGGCCATCCGGCCCTCGATTTCTCGAATCGACCTCGCACATGACGACTTTGACGGCTCGTACTTATCGGTGGATTGGGCTTACCAGCAATGGAGAGATGGTGGCTGTAGCTTCAAAAAGGGCGGTCGCCCGCCTGAAATTCAGAAGCTTGGCAACTGGGATCGCCCTAGTGGAAAAGGGCGGACGCTGACCATTGGTCAACGTGTGTCATCTAAGTTTTGTCGCTTCTATGAAAAAGGTAAAAAAGAAGGCGATAAGGAATCAAGCTGGTGTCGCTGTGAAGTGGAGTTCAAGAACACCAATACCGTTATTAACCCACTGATTTTGCTAAATCCTAGCAAATTTTTCGTCGGCGCATATCCATGCTTTACCGCCTTCCGTACTACGGAGACGCCGGAACGTATGGCGGTAAAAGCTCGTGCACAGCACATTACTGTCGATGATTCGATTGCGATCACAAAACGTCAATTTGGCAAATACATTCGCGTGTTTCGTGCCTTATTTGGTGATCTGGAGACGCTCGACCTGATCACTAACAAAGACGAAAACGCATTTCCTAAGCGTATGAAACCGTTCCTGAGTTTTCACGATTCAGGGCCTGTCCCGATCCATAAGCAGGCAAAACCAGTCGTTTCAGATTTCGCTCATTTTCCATCTAGCCCCCCATTTTTTGGCCTCAATGGGGAACGGGCTCGTCTGTAGGCCGTCTCAAAAAATACCTAGGATAAAACATGAAATTTAGCTCAACACTCAAAGTAACTGGCATGAAGTTCAGCAAGGGCACCATGGAGAACGGCCAGTCTTACGACAGCACCAAAGTGTATGTCGAAACGGCGCTGGACAACAGCAAGGACTCTGCCATGGGAACTGCTTGCGCAGAGTATGGCCTGGGCAAAGCAGACGAATATCAGAAATACAAGCACCTCGCCGATGCGTTTCCTTTCATGGCTTTGGCCGAAATGGAAATCGTCACGAACGGCAAGCTCCAAAAAACTGTAATTCACTCGCTGCGCCCGGTTGAGGCAGCCAAGGCTGCTACGCCGGGTGCCAAGCATGTTGCCGCATGAGGCGGGGGTTAAGTTTGTAGTCCAGGACAAGGAATCAGGATGCTTTTTGCTTCCTATCCAGGGGGACGTTGGATTTACGCGATGGCTTCATGAAGCCGGTCAATTTGATGGTTATGACGAAGCTTGCGATACCGCCTCTGTGAACTGTCACGAAGGATATTTTGTGTCGCAGGTTTTATGCACGGAGGTGTGCAAATGGATTCAGTAACGCCAGAAATACTGATCAGCATCTCTGTCGTGGTTCTCTTCGCTCTTGGTTGGATTGCGGGAGGCCAACGATGAGTTATCTGCTCAAGTCGCTCGGGCCGATCCTATTCCTAACCGGACTATTTGTCGCCGCCGTCTATCTTGTTAAGTACGTCATTCATCGCATTGTGGACCACAAATGAGTATCTATCAGGTTGTCGGCTACTGCCTCACCGCGTTTGGTTTGGGATACGCAGGTGGTGCGATTCGACGTATCGCGCGTCAGGCTATCGAGTCGCTTGATTGAAAACATGACTGGTCACGGTAAAGTTTCCGCAGCACTCCTCGGCGTCGCCAAACCGGGGTTTTAATAACGGCATTTTTTAGAAAGTTACACATGAAAGCAATCGTTCAAAAAGCTACGGCAGCCGCTTCCGCAATGGCCGCTACTGGCGCTGCCTTCGCCGCTGGCGACCCAGGCGTTGATGCCATCACCGCGCTGTCCACTCAAGCGCAGACCTACATCACCGCTGCGTTTGCCGTCGCCGTGTTGGTTGCTGGCGGTTTCTGGGGCATCAAGATGATGAAGAAGGCTTTTAGCAAAGCCGGTTAATCCACCGTCCCGATTTCACCCTCGGCCAGCGTTTAACGACTCTGGCCGTTTTTTATGGGCTTCTTCTTATGGTATCTATCAAGAAAATTGTCGCTGTAGCTTTTGTTTCTGCTGCGTTGTTAATCGTGCCTATGCGGTCACAAGCTATTGTTCCCGTCATCGCTGCTTGGCTGCTTGAGCTGACTGGCGGCTCTATTCTTATTGGTGATTTGATCGCGGGCCAGACTGGCATCATAAGTGCGATTCTGTGGTGGGACTGCAATAAATTTGCCTTCAGTGCCCCATGCACTAGTAAGACTCCAATTGCTTCTACCCACCAACCGAAGCCTGCTATTACAGTCAGCCTGAAACCTGATACGAAGCGAGAGAATCCCGATCCGAAAAAATTTAACGATCCAGCTGCAGGAAGTGGGAAGCGTGATGTGACGCCAAAACCTATCATTGCTGCTTCTGGTGAAGGGCCTCCACCTACCGGACAGAGCGTACCAGGCGTTCCTACTGGCTTTTATGAAGTCGGTGTGCTTATTCAATCACCACGCGACAATGGCGTTGGTGTAGCAGGTGGAGATGCCAATGTACGGCGCGCCCAATACAACGCCTCCTATGCTGCAGGATTGGTGACTGGCATAGAAGTTGTACCTCAAAAATTCCCAGCCTTGCCGAAGGCAATCCCGTTTGTGGCTCTGCAAACTACCTGTGTGCCTAAGGAGAATGAGCAATATGCGGAATGCATGTTGCCTATTTCCGCAACGGAGCAGTATCTGAAGAAATTTAATGGCCAAAAGTACATTAGTACGATGAGTATTACTCCTTGCTACAGTAATGCTGAGTGTCACATCAGCGTCGCCTACTTATACGATTTGGCTACAGATGTGACCTTGGCCTGTGATTCTGGTTATGTTGCTGCTGGCAAGGATGCTGGAGGAAATTATCAGTGTTCTTTGACTGACGCCAGCAAGGTTAAAAAACCCACTGATACTACGTGTGAAGTACTGTTTGACGCTGGTACGGAGTTGTTCATGACGGATAAGGCAAACCCTGCCTGTGACGGTATCACAGACGCGGCAAAACTCACCTTGTCGTCCGCCGACGGCTCCAAGACGGTCGAGGTTGGAGTGAACGCTGGTAATGGTTTCGACATTGGCATTACTAAACAAGACGGCAGCAAAACCGGCTTAGATACCGGCGTTTATGACCCTGGTGCTGGGGGGTATCCCATTGTTCATGTCAACATCACGCCGCCACCGAATTCTGATAATGGATTGGGCTGTGGCGGTCCCGGGCAAGGACTCTGCAGTGTTCAAGAGGATGGTGATAATCCGACTTGGATCAAGTCGAACGACACCAGCTCGGCCAACAGGGCGGCCGATACAGGTATGAAAGGTAAGATGGATTCCATCAATTCAAATCAGTTCGACTGGTCATTCATTCCTCCGATTCCCACCGCATCCTGCAAGAATCCATCTCTTAAAAGCCCTATCGGAAACGTTACGGTGAACATGGATATCTGTAAATGGTTCGCTCGTCTTAGCTTTTTTATCAATGCAGTTCTGGGCGTTCTTTGCGTCTATGGCTGCGTTAATCAGATTCAATCTGCTATTCGAGACTGACGATGAAACGATTCCCTTCTTGTCCGCTGGTCATGGGGATGGCGTGCGCCATTCTTTCAGTAACGGCAGCTGCGCAGACCACAAGCACGGCATGCGGTGGTTCTTCGCAACCGCGCTGTCAAATTGTCGCCCCCGTTGATCAGGCTACCACTGATTTAACGAGGTACTACACGGATAGCATCAGCAGTAAAAATACCTCCTCGCAGTCGCTGATTGATGTCGTTTGGAGCCGCTTCAATTGGTCGTTCATACCGAAAATTCCGACCACCGCTTGCGTCAATCCCATGATCGACAGCCCTAATAATTCCGGGGCAGTGATGATGGATGTCTGCTCGCCACTTGCTACCTTCCAGACGTTCATTAATGGCGTCCTGGCTTTCTTCTGTTTGCTGGGCTGTGTCCAGCAAATTCGGGCCGCACTGGCCGTCAACTAGGAGTACATTATGTGGGCAACTCTCATTGGTTATCTTGGCTTCGAGAACACCGCCAAAGTCGGCATGCGCGTTTGGGCTGTCACCACGCTCACAGCTATGGTCGCTGCGTTGTGGGCCGCGGGCCAGGTCTGCGCAAACGTTGTTTGTGGACCCGTCATTCAGACCATCAGCCAGTCGCATCCAAACTTTGCTGTGGGCCTGTCCCTGGCGTTTAACCCGGTGACATACACACTCGCCAGTGTGTATTGCAGCGTGTGGGCCGCTTGCGCCCTGTACACGTATAAGAAGACCATCTTAGATAAGCTGGTCTGATATGGCCGTCTACGCTATTACCGGTAAGCTCGGGTCCGGCAAGGGTAAGGGCGCGATGAAGCTCCTACGTGACTATCTGCGCTCGGGTAAGCGGGTGGCCACAAATTGCGATGTATTCCTTGAGCACATGATGCCAGGTCAGTCCTGTGCCACTGTTATAAGGATGCCCGACAAGCCGGACGTGGCCGATCTGTACGCTATTGGTTCTGGCAACCGTTTCATTGAGTTTGAGCCTATTGTCAAATCGTGTGACAAAGTCTTCGAGTACGTTCCACCGTCACCCAAGCTGCTGGTTGGTTTCGATGAGTCGCACAACGGTGCCTTATTTCTTGATGAGTGCGCGTCCTGGTTGAATACTCGTGACTTTCAGGAAAAGGGCCGCAAGTCTATTCTGGAATGGTGTATTCACGCCCGCAAGTACGGTTGGGATGTCTACTTCATTTGCCAGAATATTGACCAGATCGACAAGCAATTGCGTCAGTCGTTATTTGAGTACGTCGTGCGTATGAGTCGCCTTGATCGTATGAAAATCCCTTTCGTTTCGGCCGGTGTCCAACTACTCACAGCCGGTTATAGCAATGGGTCTATGCCGCGCTTGCACATTGGTGTTGTGCGTCTGGGGAGTTCCCCTGACGGCATCGTCGCTGACCGTTGGCACTTCCGCGGCGACGACCTCAATAACGTCTACAACACCACGCAGGTGTTCAGTGATAGCTACCCGCATGGCATTCATTCTGTGCTGTCGAGCTGGCACTTGCAGGCCAGCGTCGGGATGCGCGAGGGGTTTGTTGGTCCCGTTCGTATCCCCCACGACTACGATCTACTATCACCCCGCCCATCACCACCGAAGCCACCACACAAACATATGACCAAGTTCCTTGCATTTTCCCTACTGTTGGGCCTTGCGCTCGGTGCGTCAGGTTCGCACTACGTCGGTCCACTATTTTTTGCTCCTATAAAGGCCGTGCCTGATGCTTCGCAACCGGTCAAATACTCCGAAACCGTGACCGGCAAGGGATATTTCTCGAACGCTGGCTCAGTCAGCGTCGTCCTCTCCGATGGTCGCTTGGTATCGCCACTTAGGTTCAAGAGCGGCCCCGCCGGCTGGGAAGCTGAGATTTCTGAGGGCCTGTGGGTGAAGGGCGGAGCACAATGA